GTTTCCCAGTCACGATCCAGACGAGAAGTCAGACAAGAGAAAGCAGAGGTTTTCGGAAGACTGGCAGTCAGCTGTGTTGAAGCAGCAGGACACCACTACAAACTCAACTGCCCTCTCGCCGGAGATTACAAAGTCGGAGACAGCTGGGCCGACACCCATTAATAAGAACACTTACTTTGAAGATGGAGAGTGGTGGTACTACGGTGCTAGAGGAGGAAAGCAAAGACAGCGTGTTGATTCACACAACAAAAAGAACAAGGATAGGATGTTTGTCAATGGAAAGTACGTTGCTAAAAGCCATCCACTGTACAAAGCAGGAAGTTACAAAGGGTTTGAGGATGCAGCCTTTAGTTCTTTAGAGAACTTTAAGAACACTCTACAGGGTCAGGTGTATGTCATTACCAATCCTGCATGGGAGGGCTGGGTCAAGGTAGGGATGGCAGTGGACGCAGAGGATAGAGCAGGTAACTATCAAACATCCTCACCTTACAGGGACTATGAGTTAGCCTATGTGGTAGACACACCAGACAGGAGAGCAACGGAAGCTGAAGCGCATCGACGATTGTCTGATATGTTTGAACAGCGCAACGAGTGGTTCAAGTGTGACGTAGAGATAGCTAAACGATGGATTGATTCTGTCATAGGAGAGTTAGATGAAGCGAGTTGAGGATGTAGTAGCGGACATCTACGCTCTGATGGAAAGCAAGGACGCTGACCCATCTGTAGACGTAGAGGCAGAGATAGACAAGTTTGGTGAGAGCGTCAAGGAACTGATGCGTACTGAGTTTGGTCGGGAAAAGCGAGAGGATAACCGCAAGCTACGCTTGTCGAACATTGGCCGCACTGACCGCTATCTTTGGAATCACTACAACGGTACAGCAGGTGAAGAGTTACAGCCACATACCTATGTCAAGTTTATGTATGGTCACTTGATTGAGGAGATGTTGTTGTTCTTGACTCGTATGGCTGGACACAGTGTCACTGACGAGCAGAAGGTGTGCAAGGTAGACGGTATCGTAGGGCACATGGACTGCAAGATAGATGGTATTGTGACTGACGTTAAGTCTGCTAGTAGCTTCGGGTTCAAGAAGTTTAAGGATGGTAGTCTGGTAGATGATGATACCTTTGGTTACATAGATCAGATCAAAGCCTACGCTCACTCTTGTGGTGAGACACAGGTAGGCTGGCTGACTATGGACAAGGCCAATGGTCACTTGACTTACCTTAAGTATGATCTTGAGAACACAGACAGTGATAAACTCAAGGAGCCTATTGTTGATAGAGTCCAGAACATCAAGCAGCTAGTTGAAGGTGACGAACCAACTGAGTATTGCTATGACCCTGTACCCGATGGCAAGTCTGGCAACATGAAGTTAGCTATCGGTTGTTCTTATTGTCAGTTTAAAGAACATTGTTATCCTGACATGAGGGTCTTCAAGTATTCATTCGGCCCTAAGTTCTTAGTCAATGTAGTTAACGAGCCAAGAGTAGAGGAGATCACGTTAGATGAAACGGGCTTTTAGATCAGGACTTGAGAAGGATTTATCAGAGAAGCTAGATGGGCAGTACAAGTTTGAGCCTTATGATCTACCTTATACAGTCCATAAGAAGTACCTTCCTGACTTTGTACATGAAGGCAAGGCGGTACTGGTAGAGTGCAAAGGGTTCTTCAGAGTAGGCGACACACAGAAGTACACCGCTATACGAGACTCTATGCCAGAGTGGGAGTTAGTCTTTGTGTTGTCTAATCCTAACAAGAAGGTACGTAAGGGTGGCAAGATAACAATGGGAGAGTGGTGTGACAAAGAAGGATTCAAACACTTCACCATTGAGACAGCCAAGGAATTGACACGGTATATTAAAAGGAAGAAAGTCTAATGGCCATTACACTAGAAGAACTTAAAGAAAAGATTGTTCAGTCTCTCGATGAAGAGTTGACTTGTGAGTTATTATCAATCACGACATACGATTTAGTAGAGGCATTTGAACGCAGGATAATTAGAAACTTTGACAGAATAGCAGAGGACTTTGAAGATGAGCATCAATGACGCAACACCCGCAGAGTGGGATAGGACACGTAAGACAGGACTAGAGGCGTGGATAAAGGCAGCAAAAGAGGAAGCTGAAGAGATTATTGATAACGTAAACCAACCTACACACTACAACACAGGCAACATAGAGTGTATTGACGCAATAGAAGAATCCATGTCCAGTGTTGCATTCAAAGGCTACCTCAAGGGCAACTGCCTGAAGTACCTGTGGCGCTATGACTACAAAGGTAAGCAGGTAGAGGACTTACAGAAGGCTGGCTGGTACTTAACTAAACTAACTAAGATTGTAGCAAAGGAGAATAAATAATGGAACAGTATCAACAATTTATACACAAGAGCCGATATGCCCGCTGGTTGCCTGAAGAGGGTAGACGAGAAACTTGGGAAGAGACAGTGACACGCTATGTAGACTTCTTCAAAGACCGTGGACAACTTAAGGGTAAAGACTACGACCTAGTTAAAGAAGCTATATACAACATGGACGTTATGCCATCAATGCGCTGTATGATGACAGCAGGGCCAGCGTTAGCCAAGGACAACGTAGCGGGCTTCAACTGTAGCTACCTAGCCATTGACTCACCACGTAGCTTTGATGAACTAATGTACGTGCTGATGTGTGGTACTGGTGTGGGCTTCAGTGTGGAGCGTAACTTCATAACCAAACTACCTGTCATTGCGGAGTCCTTCCACAAGACCGACAGTGTTATCGTAGTGTCAGACAGTAAGATTGGATGGGCTTCTGCTTTCCGTGAACTGATAGCGATGTTGTACGCAGGTAAGATACCTAAGTGGGACACCAGCAAGGTACGTCCAGTAGGGGAGAGACTAAAGACATTCGGTGGTAGAGCGTCAGGCCCTGAGCCTTTGATTGATCTGTTCAACTTCTGTGTAGAGATATTCCAGAAGGCAGCAGGACGCAAGCTAACCTCTATTGAATGTCACGATGTAGTGTGTAAGATTGCTGACATTGTAGTGGTAGGTGGGGTTCGTAGATCAGCCCTTATCAGCCTCTCTAACCTCTCTGACCCTCGTATGGCTAAAGCTAAGTCAGGGAACTGGTGGGAACTTGAAGGACAGCGTAGGCTTGCTAACAACAGCGTAGCATATACTGAGAAGCCAGACTTTGAGTCCTTCCTATCAGAGATGCAGACGATGTACGAAAGCAAGGCTGGTGAGCGTGGTATCTTTAGCCGTGTAGCAGCACAGAAGATTGCAGCACGTAACGGTAGACGCGACAGTGAGCAGGACTTTGGTACTAACCCTTGCTCTGAGATTATCCTACGTAGTAACCAGTTCTGTAACCTGTCAGAGATTGTTGTAAGAGAACGAGATGATCTGGACACCCTCAAGAAGAAGGCAGAAGTAGCGGCTATCATCGGTACTCTACAGGCTACACTAACAGACTTCCGATACTTACGTGGAATGTGGAAAAGAAACACTGAAGAAGAGGCATTGTTAGGGGTCAGCATGACGGGTATTATGGACCACTACCTGCTAAGTAAAGGAGATTCCCCTGATCTGGAGAAGTGGCTTGAAGAAATACGTGATGTGGCTATTAAGACAAACAAGCAATGGAGCAATGCTCTTGGGATTAACCAGTCTGCGGCTATTACATGTGTTAAGCCTAGCGGTACTGTATCTCAACTTGTCGATTCTGCTAGTGGTATCCATCCTCGCTTCTCTAAGCATTACATTCGCAGAGTTCGTAGCGACAAGAAAGACCCGCTTGCAGTCTTCATGGAAGAGAAAGGATTCCCAGTAGAGCAAGACGTTATGTCACCATCATCAGTGGTGTTCAGCTTTCCAGTTAAAGCACCTGAGACAGCAGTGACTACGTCAGAAGTAGGAGCAATGGAACAGCTAAAACTTTGGAAGGCTTACCAGAATCACTGGTGTGAACATAAGCCAAGTATCACTGTGTACTACACGGATAGTGAGTTCTTGCAGGTAGCACAGTGGATATGGGAAAACTTTGATCTGTGTAGTGGGATTAGTTTGTTGCCGTATAGTGACCATGTGTATCAGCAGGCTCCTTATGAAGAGATTACAGCAGAGCAGTATGAGGAGTTGTTAACTACTATGCCAGAGGGTGTAGACTGGGCAGACTTGGGAGACTTTGAGAAAGAAGACAACACGACAGGGAGTCAAGAGTTAGCGTGTGCAGGTGGAGCATGTGAGATAGTGTAGTAAAACTAAGGGGCCTCAAGGGCCCCTTTTTTATTACTGGTTTTTCTTAAACTGCTTTTCGTTGTACTCTTCAGCGCCACCCAAGAACCAGTTGTAGGTTAAGTTGCCTACGATTGGAACAGGTTTAACTAACTTAGCTACGTCAGGGTCCTCCTCAAACAATGCCTCATTTCCTAAACTTAGCAGGCTGTCTATGAGAGGAGTAGCCGGAACTAGTGTGTTAAAGACCGCTCCCTTCCAGTCTCCTCTTGAAATATAACGGTCATTGGTGTATCTAGTTAAACCATACACGCTTAACAAATTCCACATGGCTCTATCAGGAATGTCATCAGGGGTTACGTCCCTTCCTAAGATCATGTCTTTAGCGTACTGAGTTCCTGTGTTAGCCGTGGACAAGTAAGCCGCCAAGAGAGTAGCATTCTTTACTGCTTCTTTCTTATTACCCTTCGCATACTCTTGTACTACGTTTCTACGGAAGACATCAATCTGCTTCATCGTAAAAGCCTTAAGCATGTACAATATTCTTGTGTTTGGTTTCTCCAAATATTTTTGAGGGAACTCACTTAAAGCTATAGGCTGAACATCAGCTAACTCATTGAACAAGAAATACTTAACTGTGTCAGTAAGGTTCCCTGATTCAAGGTCTTTAATCAAAGCCTCAGTCTCGTCCCCGTAGGTAGAGCCTATCTTCTTCTTAAACTTTGCAAGACCCTTCTCAGACTTGACCATCTTCTTGGCGTTCTTAAAAGCAGCGTTGATATAAGTTTCTTTACCTAAACGATCTAAAGCTTTAAAGCCAGAGCCTTTCATTACCTTTTCTAACATCTTAGCAGTACCTGAAAGACTTGCTTGAGATAACTCTTTAGACACATCGTCTATATAGATGTCCAGCAACTCTACATTTTTCTCTTTAAATAAAGAAGACATAGTGTTTCTAAAACCGTTAAGCGCACCTGACGTACCTATATCACCTAACTGAGTAATAGCTGAAACAGGATTAGCAATAGTACCCATGTATCCTAAGTCACGGACCGTAGCGTTTACAGCATGGGGGGATTGTTCTCCACCCACGAAACGACTCCTAAGCATTGCAAGCATATCGGCCTCATCTTTCGGACGTATCCTTCCTTCATCTACAGCTTTCTCAACGTAAGCGCCTACTGATTTATCAGCATTCAGCAGCCCTGTGTCTGGGTCAATTACACCGTGTCTCCCCATGAATTTTCTTTTCTCAATGTCATTTACGGCTCTACGTAGATAGACAACTAGAGACTCTTCAGGGGAAGCATAGTACTTAAGAGTATCATCAGTCAATACCAGCTTACGTGTTTTGACAAACCCCGGCTTACCATCCTTAAGAAAAAAGGAACGCCCTTGTACCAGCTGGTCAATCACTTGTGCTTTTTCTTCCGATGTTAGATTATCAAGCTTAGTTCCTTTACTAGAAGCATAGCGTCTCAAAGATGCGTTTATCAAACCGCTTTCCTCAACGCCTAAACTTTCCTGCAAACCTTTCAAGTCTTTAACAATACGGGGAAAATAATTTTCTATTTTATCAAAAGAATGACCCGACTCTTTCAAGTCATCCCCCATCTTACGTAACACAGGGAGAACAGACATGTCAAACTCATCAGCTAAACCACGCCCCATCAAACCACGGGCAGCGTTAAACTCACCGTTGTATAGGTGTCTAGCTATGGAATTTTTAACATTGTCTCCAAGGTTTGAAAAACCTAAAGCCCAGTTTTTAGAATCATCAAGAGCAATAGATGTATTCTTATGTGTATCATACTCAAACCTGCGTAAACGACCAAAGGTAGCTTCGTCAAGAGCCTTGATTCGAGTGCTGATAGAGCCTAACACTTTGTCTACTGCACTGTTGGACAAACGACCTAAGGCACTATCGTTCACTACTATTTCTTCAACTTGCTTCTGTGCTGCTTTGGCTGGTGAGACATTAATCTTAATACCTGTCCGCTGTTGTGCAGCCTTTAGTTTGTTAAGGTCTACGCCTGCCTCAATTAACATTTCTTTAGCTTCAGTAGGGTTAGCACCTTTTTTAAGAGCCTTATCTACTTCTATTTGAGCGCGTCTTACTATCTTCTTAGCACCCCTATCGAGAAGAACATCAGCACCTTTAACAAAACCACCACTTAATAGACCACCGGCGGCAGCTGAAACTAAAGCTTTCGTCATGTCAACCTCGCCAGACTCTGTGGTCATCCTATCGTCAGCGACGCTTCCAACACCTGCAATAAGTGCTCCTAGACCTAGCGCTCCTTTGGCAGTAGTAGCCGCAGGTAGTAAGTTGATAGGGTCAATTACTGCCTTAGAGATAGCACCAACAGCAGCACCTGTAGATTCAGGATCATAAGAAAACATAGGCCCAGCCGCACGTAAAACTTTTCTTTCTCTTTTACGCAAGAAAACTTTGCGCCTCTCATCAAAAGGTAACTTACTAATATCTTCACCGAACTCTTCTTCAAAAGTACGTTGATTTGCAGAGCGGTCAGGACTGTACCCGTAAGTAGTTGTATAGCCTTTTGCATACTCAGGTACTGGAAAAAGAGCCTCTAAAAACAAAGAAGCATTTTCTAGATAATTAGCAGACTTTGTAAACGCAAACAAACCCTGACGCAATTGATCATTTTCGCCCCTCGACAAAAATTTTTTTTCACCTTGATCGTTGATAATAATCAAGTCACCGTCCTCAGCACCTAACTCTCTTAACGTAGCTGATTTAAAAATGTCATCTGTGGTCAGGACTTTATCAATTTTTATTTCATCCTTATCACTAGAATGTACACGGACAAGCGCACCATCTTCTATACGATCTCCCGGTTCAACCCCTAAACTTTGTAGGGTAAAGCTATTAGTAACATCTTCTAACGTAAGAGTCTTATTACTCTTGTCCTCTACTGGTTCTACAAGAACTTCCGATACGGGAGACACGGGAGACACGGGAGAGCCTTCTTCACTTTCAGCACCCGCAGTTTTAAGCGCCTCAAGCTTTAGATTAAACTCTTCTCGTCTCTGATATATGCCGCCTTCTTCAACCTCTTTGCCTTTGGGAATGCCTGTAATGTTTGGTACGACATCTGGGGTCAGTCGGTCTTTAGCCCATGCGTTTATCTGAGGAAACTGACCTTTGCCTACCTTAGAAAATGCCTCGTAATCAGCACGAGTAAGATTCTCCATAGTCTTAAGCTGCTCAAGATAATCAGACTCAACTTGAGAAAGGTTTTCTATGTCATCTGTAAATTTAAAAGCTTGTTCTTGATCTTTAGACATTATAACCTACCTTACTTTTTTTTAAGTACGACATATGGATCAGTGGAATCTGTTCCTCCGTCTCCTCCACTGGTTACTTTTACGCCTCTTAAATTAGCTAAGATTGCAATAGCTTTTGACATTGCTTCTTCAATGGAGAGATTTTCATCCTGTTGTATTTGCTTTGTTTTTAAGAAAATAGCGTTATCCATATCATCAGTCGTCTTACCTTCTTCAAACTGAATCAATGGCCAAAAAGTAGCGGAACCAGAAAATTCTTCAGGTATCTCAGCTTGTAAATTTTCGGTTTCTAATATTCCTCTGTAAGCTTCTCTCTCAGTTTTAGTCAAAGGCTTGACAATTGTTTTGGCTACTTTTGATGTATAAAGAAGCCTTTCAGCCACTTCCAGAGGTAGGTCGTTTTGAAGACGCTCAACTAACTCAGTGTATCCTCTGTCCCTTGCCTCATTAGTGTAGAACAAACGTAGTGTTGCATTAGCCGCTTTTTGTTTGTCAGCCCTATTTAACTCCCGTTTAGTAACCGCTTGACGGAGTCTCGCGTTTTCATCCGATATTTTGTCTTCTATTTTTTTTCTGTCTTTCCTTTCTAGTCTGTCTATCTTGCCGAACTCGTAAGCCTCTTCTGCCCTTTGCTCGGCACTGATTTCTCTTTTTTCTCTGGCTGTCGCGCGTATTTCTTCAACTTCTAATTGTTTTATCTGTTGTATACGAGCAGTTGTCTGTGCTGCACCTGCAAGATCACCACGAGCCTGTTGAATTTTTGCGAGTTTAAGCAAGTCTTCAACTTTAGTAAGATCAAGTTGACTCATCCCTGCCTGTAGTCTTTCCTCTATTGAGGCTCTATTCGTTGCTCTTTCCATTGCAGTGGCATCAGGCTTACCCGATACACTAGCCATTAAACCACGGGCACCACTCTGTAGCCCTTTCGCGGCTTGTTGTGCCAGTGCTATTTGCTGCGCCTGTGGTGACATGTTAGGGTCAATGCCTCTACTGGGGATGCCCGTTAGTAAACCTGCTATATCTGTTCTAGCCATTATTCAATACCTTATGTTTTATTAGGATCGTTGGGGAAGTTATCCAAAATATCTACTGTGCCATCTCCATCGCTATCTTTATTCACTTCATTTAAAGATTCTTGACTAGAAGCTGAAGGTGTTCCAAACATAGAAACTCCTGTGTTTGCTCCCCAAAGAGATCCGAAAGTATCTTCAATAGCTTTAATCCAAGAAGGAGTACTTCCTTCACCCATACCTAAAGCACCTAGCATACCAGAAGATCCTAGTGTGCTGGGGTCTATTCCTAACTGCTGTGCAATAAGCATTTCTTGTATACTAGGTTGTGACCCTGTAAGAGCGCCTAACAAACCCTGCTGTTGAATCTGCTCTAATGCATTAGCCTGCCTACTTCCTTCCAGCAAACCCTCAATACCTGACTGACCTAGTTGCGCTAACAGTGTCGCACCTTGCATCTGTCCTCTAGATGCTGTTTGTCCAGTAACGTCAGCACCGCTTAACAACTCCAAGGCTCTTTGCTGAGGAGCGTAGGCTTGTCCTAACAACAGTCCTCCAGCTTCTAAGGCTCGCTGCTGTTCACCTAAAGCTGTTTCTCTAGCTGACAGACTCGCACGAGCCATTGCTTCTTGTCGGGCTTGTTCTTGAGCAAGCAACTCAGAGGACGTACCGCCAAAAGTAGAAGACTGTAATCCTCTACGTCCTTGAGATAAAGCTAAGTCTTGTACAGCTTGTCTTTGCCGTTCTTCTTCAGGTAGCTGTGTTGCTCTAATTGACTCATATATTTCTGACTGAGCAATAGCCGGATCTTGTCTTGCTTGATCAAAGAAACCACTTGCTCTTTCTAGCAAAGTATTTTGAATCGCCTGCTCTTCAGGGGATAAATTAATGCTAAACCCGCCAGTTGGGTCGGTTGCTACATTAGCCATGCTACCTGTAACAGTAAAAGGTCTAAACTCAGAAGCTGTTTGTGCTTGTTGTCCCAACTGTCCAAGCATTTGTAGACTTTGTCTACCCATGTTGTAAGCGTTTTGAATACCTTGTTGACCTGTATAGTAACTACCTGCAGCACCTAGCGCATCTCCAAAGTTTCCTGACAGCAAACCTCCTAAACCCGCCATCCAATAAGGAAGATTAGAATCTGAGGGTTGATTAGATTGTGCTTGACCCATCGCTGTGTCGTACCAGTTACCTGCGTTACCCTGTGTCTGAGTAGTAGCGGTAGTGCCCTGTGGCTGAGCCGTCCCACCTTGTATGTACTGACTATAGTAACTATCAAATTCAGGATTTTGTGCTCGTAACTGACTCACACTGACTCGTCCTAAGTCCTCCATGCCTGCAATACCACCAATAGTACCTTGAACAGTGTTAGTAACTGGATCATAATCAGAATAGCTAGCGGTTCCAATAGAGTAGTTAAAAGGAGAAACCCCTTCTGCTGTTGCTTGTTGAGGATTAACCATACCTACCTGCGGGTTTACGTTACCCAAATAAGGGTTTTGTTCTGGCATTATATTCTCCTAGTTACTTAGCCACCCAGCCAGTATTACCTGAGCCGGATTCTTTTACATATAAAGAAGTACCTGCACCACCATCAGTTCTCATGTACAATGAGCCGACAGCTGCTGACAATGTACCTTCAGGTGTACCGCTTCCTGAGTTAATTGTGGACGTTGTATTGTTTACTTTTAGGTCATTGTATATAACGACGCCATCATCTACTCTAAGTTCTTCATTACCTTGCACAATAATAGAAAAAGCCGCACCAACACCACCTATTTTAACAGGCGTAAACCCTGAGTTATCTTTAAATTCAACAAAAGCGCCAGATAACTGTTCAGTACTTGTGTTTTCGATTTGAAAAATAGTACCTGCTGTTGTGTCATTAACACTACTGTACTTTAAAATACCTGAGCCTGAGTCTTTAAATACAGTATCGCTTCCGTTATGGAATATTTCAAAATCAGAAGAAGTGCCAAACAAAGCTTTAACATTATCATTGAAGATAACATCTCCAGTAAAGGTAGTGCCGGATGCTGTAACGTAAGACGAAAGATCAGGAGGGGTGTAAGTGAACACACCGTTAGTGTTATTGTAAGCTAGGTTAGCTGTGCCAGCAGATTCAACTGTAGCAGAAAGATCAGTTAAGGATATTCCTCCACCAAC